CTTTGGAGAATTCGCCGAAGAAGCCCGAACCGCGCAAGAAATGGCGATTGCATCGCTTGAAAAATCACTTCAGGCGGCCAGCCAAAGACAAGAGGAGCAAGAAGCCGAAGCCAAGAAAAAGGCCGAAGCTGAAGCCCGCGCCAAGGTCGAAGCCGAAGAAAGGGCGAAAGCGCAAGAAGAATTCAAACGCAAGGAAGACGAAAACCACCGTATAAAGGTTCATCATCAAGCGGTTTGCGCCATCTCGGACGCGATTCAAAACGCCGTAACGCACGGACGCGACAACGGGCTTGAAATGGCTGAAGACGTCCTTGCCGAAATCGAAGCGGGCAACGTTCCGAATGTTTCCATAAACTACTAAACCCAACGGGGGCCGCGCATCCGGTAAACGCGGGTTTTATTATGAGATTTATACAAAACCAAGATTTTAACCCCGATTTAGTGAAGCTAAAAGGTCAATACGAATTCGGGCAAGGGGATTACGCGGACGAATTAAAGCCGAAATATACACTTACCGGTCTTCATTACATGATTTACGGCTCGCCGATTTCAGTTTCAAAGGACGGTGAAGTTACATTTAATTCAAAGGCGATTTGTAAACTTATACAGTTCGTTTTTGACATATCCGAAGATCAATTTGAAGAACTGGAATATTACGACGCAATATTGCTTCAAAACTGGATACTAGAAAAGGCGTTTTAATGGACTTTTTAACCTTCCTAGTTCTCTTGATCGCTTGCGAAACCCCGAATTGCAAGTGCCAGAATGCCGAATTCTGCTATTGTATGGGCGATTTAAACAAAGAAACAGGCAAATATGAAGCGGCGGGCCAATTCCAAATTCATAAAAAGTATTTGGAAGACGCAAACAAGGAATTGGGGACCAATTACGTTTGGCCGCGCGATGCGTTCCACCGGTTGACCTCATGCAAGATCGTATTGGGCTATATGAAGCGATATGCGACCCGTCAGCGCCTTGGAAGGTTGCCAACGGCTGAAGATTGCGCCCGCATACACAACGGCGGTTTAAACGGCTTTAAGCGTGACTCAACCCTTGATTATCTTGCGGACTTCCGGAAGGCTGCCCAAGCAAATGGGCTTTCAAGCATTTTACAGCCGATTGAAAATATAGGTCCTTGGGAAGAAATCTTTTGACGGGGTAAACCTTCATTGCCGCCTTTTCAAGCGATTCGTAATGCGTCAATTCGCCGGTCTGAATGTATATTTCGCAACCGGCGACGACATTTGAAAGCATCATTGAAAAATCAAGGCCGGTCATTTTCGGCATATAGTAGTCTACAAACGCCAATGTTGGCGCCGGACGGTCCCCGCGACGGATTTCTTCAAGATAATCCATTGATTCCGAAAAGCTCTTAAGCTTCACTATGTCAATATTGGTAAATTCGCGACGAATGCAGTATTCCAGAAGCTTCAAATCGGCTTCGTTGTCGTCCGCAATCACGATATGCGCTCGGCTGTCCTGCTTCTGAACCTTTGTCGAAGGGTTATAACCCAAGAATCTCGTAACATTCTTAATCATTTTTAGGCTTTTCCTTTGATAACGATTCAAGTTGTCGTTGCAATTGCTCGATAAAGTCTTTTCGAGACTTGTCGATTGTCTCGAACTGTGATCGCTCGGACTTAATTTGCTCTTTGAGGTAACGAATTGTTTTGTCTTTTTCATCAATTATTCGCTGAAACCAACCTAAAACCCATCGACCCACAAAACCGGCGCCAGCAAGAACGCCCCCACCGGTTACAGTTGAAACCCAATATTCCTTTACGACCTTTTCGACCCACTCCATTTCGATAAAACTTATTATACGAAAGTTTGATATTAAACAAGCTTTTACAATTCATCGCCGGACCTTTTTAGTTTGGCGCGAAGACGCTTAATTTCGTTTGCAAGCGCTTGCATGTCGTTCGGGTGAACGGCCAAATATCCGCCCAAATCCTTCTTTCCGACGGTATCCCCGACCGTAACTTGAATAGGGTCGTTGTCCGCAATCCGGACCGCCGACTTGGCGGCTTCCGGAAAGGGAGCTAAAGACGAATAAACAATTTCGGTCTTGTGTGTCGCGCAACCGCTACAGATTAGAATACTTATCAAGAGCGCGGTCTGTAGAAGTATGTATGCGGATTTGACCATTTATTGACTTGGTTTCGTAAGTTTTTCTTGGCGTAGTTATAGCAATTTCAAATAATGCTTTAAACAGAAAAGACGCCAAGGACGCGAAAAAGCTCATTTTTGCTTTTTAGCTGAAATAATATCTTCGATTTTTCCAGTGACCCAAGCTTGGCCCTTCTTGATTAAGTGCTTCTTCAGGGAAGAAGACTTTAAAGCTTCCTTGGTGTTCTCGAATGCCTTGTTACGCAACTGGCGGGCTTCGTCCTTGGTCAATTTGCCGTCGGCTGCCTTGGCCTTCAGGTCTTTGACTGTAGAATGATACAACGCCGTAATCTGCGTTGCCAGTTCGTCAACAACCGCTTCGTCCATGCCCTTGGCTTTAGCCTTGGAAATAGCCATTTTGCCAAGCCAAGTAAATACGAACATAAGAACCATTGCGACAATTTGAACGCCTTGGGATAAGTAATCGTTTTGAATTAATACGTCGCTTTCAGAAGCGGCGAGAATTGGCGCCATAAGCGCGAACCATGCGATTGTAATTGAAGTTTTCATAACTCCAGATTACCAAACGCCGGTTTTTAGTCAATACCGTAAAGCTTTTTACAATTACCGATTATCTGTAATTGCATCAAGTTCCGCGTGAGTAGTGGCCGCAAGGATAGAATCGCGAATTACGGCGCCACTATCAAGAAAGCCCTGTTTTGCCCCGACAAGAGCGAAATAGTAACTGTCGACTTCTGCTTTGGGCAAATCGTAGCTTGAACCGTCTTTGGCTGAAATGCGAAGCGGGAACATTCCGTTTGCGTCGTATGCTTCTTTGCCGAAGAAAATATTCGTCGCATTGATTTGCGCGTTCTCAGAGCAAGAAAAGATTTTTCCGGCAAAGCTAATGTCGGCGCAACAAATCAAGTCGCCTGTCTTCGCGTCAACCGATTCAATCATTTCAACTTTTCGTTCTTCCACTGAAAGCGGCTCATGCGCGGCAATAATGGCTTCCAAGGCCGATTCATTCGCTTGATTGAAAGAATCACCCCAAACTTGCAACAAGTCCGCAAGAACTTCAACGCTTTTAAACCCGTCAACAAGCCCGCTTTGGTCGATTTCGTCTTGCAACTTCATTGCATTAACGGAGCCGGATGGAATTTTTGAAGAAATCGAACATTCGTAAACGGAAGAAATTCCGGAAATTGAAGTATTATGATTCGCAATTACCGCTTCAAGCGAAGGTTCATTTGCTGGATCAAGCGAAACGCCGTGAATCTTTAGCGTATCCCCGTCAATTTCAATCGAATCAATGCCTTCAACTAGGTTGAATTGATTAATCAAGTCGCCCAATTTGTCGGGATCAACAACACCCGAAACCACTGTTTCGGAAATGGAACATTCATAAACAACTGTTACTTCTGACATTTTTTAACCTTTTTTTCGTGCATCAATACCCCGAATCGAAACCCCGTGCCGCAATTGCATATATTCGATTTGCTTCATAATAGGGGAATTCATCGAAATATCATCTTTTAATCTGTAAGCTAGATATTCACCTTTTAAACTTTTTGCAATAATAACCCCGCTTTTATCAGGTCGAAGCTCTTTTTTCCAATCTGAATTCAAATAAGCGCATTCAAAGGTCTGGCAAACTTCCGGCCTTGATTCATAAATTGAACAACCTTTTGAAGTGCAATGCGCGCAAAGTTTATGTTTCGGCTTATTGATTTCTTCAATCTCGAATACAGCACAACATTCAGTGCATTCGCCGCATTGATTCATTGAATTATTCGTTCCTTAATTATCAACGTTCGATCCAAGTCCCAAGCGGTAGTTGTTCCGCCAGAAGGCCCCCAAAAGCGAACGTCGATTGTCATATTTTGAAACGGCCCAACAACACCACTCCATTGAGTCGATAAATTGGAAACGCCAACTCTTTGAGCTTGAACAATTGTTTCAGGGTCAAGAACTCCGTTGATAAATATGCCGCAAGCCGCATGTTTCTTTTTTGCGTCATTCTCAAACGTTCCAGAAAAGAAAACGTCAACGGTTGATTGCTTTATGAAGCTAGAAAACCAAGTGTCGGTCATTCCGTCCAGAACCGGAGCCGATAAAGCATCGCCCGCGCCCGTAAAAGGATTCAAGACCGTTCCAACCCTAAATCTTTCATGGTTTTGATACATGAAATTCAAAACGTCTTGAGCTTCGACAAATGTTAAGCTTTTAAGAATTCCTCCGGCGGGTCTGCCAAGTATTGATTTATCTCCAATAATTAAATTTTCAGGATCGCCAAAAGCAGGATTGAATCGACCTTTAACGCTGTTTCCTTGCATGTCGGCAAGCTCAACGTTTGTTATTGAATTAGGCGGAATAACGGGTGTCCCGCCGCCGCCAGCGCCCGAAGGTCTTTTTCTTACAGGGTATCGCCCGCCACCTCTTGAAGTCATAACTTAGGTCTTTCTTTGTTCGCTGTCGAATTGTTCGGTCCAGCATTCAATGGCCGAAGTGAAAGCAATTAACTTAATCGCGTCAAATTGTTCAAGCGTAACGTCGATTGCGTCGCCAACGTAAATTGGCTGCCCGTCCGTTGCGCTTGGCACGGCGTCAGGGTCAAGAGTGTAAGCCCCGATTGGGTTGCTTTCTGCAAGATCGCCCTTCGTGTAAATGGTTACGACGTTTGCCCTTTCAGCCAAGGAAACCGTCAAGTCTGCAAGACTCTTGCCGCCCGCATCTGTTGGAATGGATATACCCTTGGAAGCTCCGGCGATTGGCTTTGTATAAAAATCACTCATAATTCAACCTTCTAGCGTTTTAATCCGGAAAATACAAGATTAATCGCCGTAAAACGTCCCCGCTTCGGCGGCGTCTTCAATGATTTTTAGGTTCGCGGACATATTAGTTCGAAGGTCTTTTGCCGCTTGGCTTTCGTCTTCTTCGTTAGGATAAAGCTTTAAGGCGTATTCCTTGTTTTTTACTCGCGTGTAAATCTGGCAAGGCATGTCTGAACAATAGTTTACAGCGTGATATTTAAGTTCAAACGGTGCTTCAAGCGTAAGGCCAACCCCCGAACGGCTGTTTGCATAAAAACAGCCATCAAGAGCAAGTTTGATATACGAAGCCAAATCGGATTCAAAGGCCGCTTGCGCGTCGATTACGGCTTGGGTTCGGTCTGCTTTATCAGGGTAAAGCGTAAACCTTCCTTGGCTTACAATTTTAACCCATTTGTCGCGATTCAACTTAATGAACCACTTGCCGCCGCGAACGTCAATATCGTCAATTTTGTTCTCAACGGTAACGTCCGAATCAATCTCGACTTCCGAAGTGAGCGCGTCTTGAGCGCAAAGAAACGGCGCCGAAAGCGTTAATAGTAAAACGAATAAGTTTAGTTTGTTTTTCATAGTGATATATTATTGAAGATCGGTTGTAATACCTTTGAAGTTCAAGCCGGTTCCGTCGTAATGAAACCAAATCATATCTTTGGCGGCTGGCGTTGTTGTGAGTGTTGGCGGCGTTCCCCCTGAGAATTTAAAAATCGCGTCCCAAGTTGGTATCCTGCTTCCGATTCCGTCCTGAGTAATAACTAAAACGTATTCCATGCTTGGCGTCAAATTGGTTGGCGCGTTGAAGTTATGGTTGCCGTCCAAAGTAATTTTTCCAGTGCCGCCTTCTTCGGTATCCCAATCAATATTTCCGCCGGACTCCGAAAGGTTTTCAATTGAAGCGCTGTAAGCGTGAGCAAGTTCACCGCCCGCATTTGTCGACATTGGAATTACGCTTGAACCGGTGTTAATTGAAGCAAGGTGTCGAAATACGGGGCTTCCTTCAAAGTTTGGGAGGTCTGGAAGCGCAACTTGGCGACCACCCGAACCCGAAGTGTTGTAATTTACAAACATATAATCGCCGTCACCGTCATAAAATCGAATACCTATGCCGTTGTCTGTCCTGACATGAAACGACTCAACGGACAAAGGCGCGTCAATAAGTTCCCCGCAAGTCGCGGAAGTCATTAAAAGGCGGCTTACATCTGTTACGCATTCGTTTACGACTGCAATCGTTCCGGTTGTATCCGGCAAAAAGTGATTCTGTTGATCTGTTAAATAATCGCTTTTAATTCGAGCTTGCCAAGAATTATCGTTTTTGGAAAATACAAGTTCCGGACGGTCGCAAGCAACTCCCAAAAGCTGAAGGGCGAAGTCTGACCCGCTAGGCGCAACCATGTTGTATTGGCCTATTGTTTGCACATATGAAACATGATTACCAAGCCTATATGAATATTGATTTGAGTTTCTAAGATCAATAAAGTTTTGAGCCGTTGCGCTGCTTTGAATGTATCCAAGTTCCAATCCATTATTGCAAATACTTCCTAAAGTTCCAGCGCCATTCTGACTAAACATTGAATCAACAAGTTCGCCCTCGGTTGAAGTCGCAAGTGTTAAAGTGTCAGAAGATAGACAATTTGCAACGGCCATTGTTCCGGAAGCTTCAGGCAATACGAATGTTTGAGGGCCGACCGTTGAAGGGTCTGGCGTTTCAAAAGTGTATGAATGCCCATCGCGCCAAAAAACAAGGTCAACGTCTGAATCATTGCACCCAAGCCATAAAGCATCGAGACAATTTCTCAGCCTGAAAACGTTGCTTGTAAGTTCTACGCCGTTGCCGCCGCTTATATAAATACCAATCTGACCTGTTTCAAATCTTAGCCTATTCGTTCCAAGGTTACACCCAAAAATCGTATTCGGGCTTGCATCATCAAGATAAATATCGCCCGCCGCTTCCCTGATAATAGAATCGCCAAGATTTGAACCACTTCCACACCATTTCGGCAACTTTCCAACCGTTCCGCTTCCTGTTACAGCCCCGCAACCAATATCGGAAAGAAACGCAACTGTTCCGTCTGCATCCTTAAAAGTAATCGTCCGGTCTGCTGTTGGGTCCGTGAATTCAAGGGTCGTTTCGAATTCGTCATTCGTCGCGCCTTCTGCTTCAATTGTCCCGTTCTGCTTAAGCTTTAACTTATCGGTAACGGTTGTCCCACCAAAGGCGACGGAACAAGCAATTAGTAATGCGGTAAAAAGTGTAATTTTGTTTTTCATTATGCCAATGATTGCGATTCTTTTAATTGAATTGAATACTTCCAATCAACAATCCCCAAATCGCCGGAAGAATCAACCGCTTCAATTTGGTAATTCGTGTCGCCAACTGCAACAATCTGAAATTCAATGTCGCCGTCTTGCTTAACAAGCCAAGATTCGGTTCCAACGTCGACCGAATACGCGCTTGGAGACTCGGCGCCGCGTCTAGTGACCATAAATTTGACGGTATAGCCAAGGCGAATCGAGTTGTCCGCGCTCTTTCCGATAATCTCGACTTCGAAAATCTGCGAAAGATTGTCTTCCGGCAGCGTTCCGGAATAAATAAGCTTCGGGTCCGAATTATTAAAATCGGTTTGAGCATTCCCACGAACGGGGATTTTTAAACCCAAAGGGATACAAACTTTTCTGACGATCAATTTCATTACGAAGCGGGTTCGAATTGCTCTAAAAATGCTTTGACGTCGCCTTGAGTGTTTACAAACAGGGCGTTGAATTGGTCTTTGGTCAAAATAATGACGTCGACGCGCAAAATCGGGTTGCCCTTGGTTGCATCAAGGCCAAAAGAACCGTCGCGACTGAAGCGGGCAATAATATCATTAAGCTTATCCGGCTCAATGTCGAACGATAGGCGAATTTCTGTTGCGTTCGGGTCGATAGAAAACGAACCATGAGTTTCAAGGGTCGCGGGCGCGTTTCCAATGGTTACTTCAAGGGAAGTTCCCGCAATGGGTTTTGTGTTGTCGGTGCAATCGCTCATTTTTATTTATAGCCCAATACTTCAATACTCCAAGACGGATTTACGGGCGTTCCTGCGCCAATATTAACGTCGTAAGTAATGCTTTTTGTTGTTCTTGTGTCTATCTGTAAAACGGTTGAATTTGCTTTTGCCGAATCGGCGCCGTTGTCGTATCTAAGTGTCAACGGTGTTCCGTAATCATCTGAACCGCATTCAATATCAATTGTCAAATTGTCAATTGAAGCCGCGTCGTCGGTTTGAGCCTTCAAGACAAGCTGAACTTGCTTTGCCTCATTATATGGCGCTGGCAATACGATCGTTCCGCTATCATTGCCGGTTCCGCTTGCCAATACTGCTGCGCCGGAAAACTTGAAAGCACTATTAGCAAGGGCGCTTACTGCTGCCGTTGCGTCCAGCGTAACAGAATTTGCCGAAGGCATTGAAAGCGTTGAACTAACTGAATAATCTGCAATTGTTACCGTTATATTGGCCTTATTTCCGCTAATGGCCGACATTGTCAGTTCCGGAAGCGTAGCAACAAGACCGGTTCCACTTGCGGAAGCACTTGAACCCGTTCCGGCGCCGCCAACGGTTCCGATTCCGTTAATCGTCCAATACCAAGTTCCGGCGATCTTTGCAAAGACGTATTCAACGTCGATTGGATATGAATTTGCGCTTCCTACAACCGCATTTACTGAACCTTCGATTCGGTCGACGTTCAAAAGTTGGGAAGTTAATCCAATGTTCGCGGTTTTGCTTGTGGTGCTAGATTGCGACTCTGATTGATTGTTTAATTCAAGCGTTTCAAGGCTTGCAGCGTCGCGGGCTGGAATGCTCCAACCCCATTTTTCAATCGTCCAAGAGCGCAAAACGCCGCTTCCCGCCGTTCTTTCAACCTTGTATTCCACGGGGTTAAGCCCTGAAAGGTCGATAAATGCCGTTGATCGGTCGGACCCATAGGTTGAACCGGTTGTTCCGGCGCCATCAACAAGGCAAAATCTATGTTCGACGCCCTGCGTATCTTTAACAACAAGTTGGTATGTCGTGCCGTCATTTTCGGCTGAAAGCTCACAAGAAAGATAAATTCCGTTTGCCCCAACTGGCGGCGTTCCAATCGCTAAAGGCGTGAATCCAACCGTTGCGCCACCGGAAGCAAGCGTTGCCTTATCGAAAACAATCATTCCGCCGCCCCCACCGCCGCCGCCTGAAGCTGCCGCAATGGTTTGAATCGCAAGTAAGAGTTGGTTTCGCTTTGTGCCGTCAAGCGAAATGCCCGCGCCTTCAATCGCGTTGCAAATTTCTTCTTGGTGGTCTGCGTAAAACTCTGGATACAGGTCCGAAGCGCAACTTGGTTTATTGTCGGGGTTGCCGGAATGCGCTGTTGCTGGAACGCTAGGAACGCCCACGCCATTGACAGAAAGTGCTGGATCGTATCTTTTCATTATTCAAATTCGCAATCGCCGTTAATTTGGTAAACTATGTCGGATTGTGCGGGGCCGATTATCTTCATAATACAGCGAAAAGCAAGGATCGAATTCAAGTCGGGGCCATTCAACATTGAAGCGCAAGCCAAATCGCAAGCAAGCCTTGGCGCCAAATCCGGATTTATAAAGTTGATTGTCAGGCTGAACGTCGAAACGTCGTCAGTAATTGAGATTTCAAGGCCCAAGGCTTCGGCAACGTCAATGTAACCTTCTGTGCTATTGGCGCCGATTCCGTGAAGCTTGGCGACGGCTGCCGCAACTTTATCTTGGGTTGTAATTCCAAATCCTTCCAAGCAATTATTCAGAGTATCCGAAAACGTTTCATTTGCCCAATTGTTCGCAAGCTCGGTTGAAGTCGAAGCGAACATTTCCAATATCATATCCAAAACGCGGCAATGAAAGTCGCTAAATACCTTACCGAATGAATTGAAAAGCTTGTAAAGGTTGGATTCCGGAATGTATTTTGCGGCAAAAGTGCCATAACTGCCGAAATACTCCGGTTCAGAAGGCAGAACCCGCGCAATCAAGTTCCGGTATTCGTTGGTAAAGTCGCATTCTTCTTCGCCGGTAAATTGGGTAACATGCGCTTGAATTGAGCCTTCAGCCGCCACAAATAGGGCATCAAGGCCGAATTTGTTCATTTCGAATACGTCATTGGGCAAGATTACGTTGCCAACGGTCGGGGAAATGGTCGCGCTTGGGTCCGCCGCAAATCGGGCAATAACCCTTAGTTCGGGCCGTTCATAGAATGAAATTTTGACGGTCTGAACGCCCTTAACGAAGGAAACGCCCATATCCTCAAGAGTCCTTGGGGTTTGGTCGATTGTGATCCGTTGGCCGGTCTTTGGAATTGGAATATCACAAATAAGGGACATTTTAAGAGAACGTTACAGTTCCAAGCGTAATAATATGGTCGACTGAAGCGGGGACCATTGGGCCGGTTGGGTCCGAAATTGTGCTGTCCTCTTCTCCAATAGTATTCGAAACGGCTTGGGTTAGCTTTGAAAGTGGAATTGTCTTGTCTGGCGCTGCTTCGCGCAAAATCATATCTTGAATCGAATTCGTAACGTCCGCCCGCAATTCGGGGGTATCCGGTGTAATTGACAAGGTAACGTCTGTCGGCTGTGCTACTGGCGCGGAAACGAAAATGTCGACCTGTGCGGGCGCCAGTTCTTCAAGAAACGCCTTTAGGGCGGTTTCGTCTGCCGGTTGGGGTATGCCGTCGGGGTATTTGTTGTCCATCATAAAACGGACGCGGACCGTTCCAAGCCCGTCTTCTTTAGGGAATACAAAAGCGCGGGTTACTTCGGGGAATGCCAAAGCCCAATTGACGTAATCTTGGGGCGCCCCGCATTGGTTGGGGCCGCGCTTCTTGAGTAAAAGTCTTTGTCTGTATGGTTCGTCGGCTTCCAAGTCGGCGCCACCATCCAAACCGCCAGAATCAACGGTTGCTTCGGTATTCATTCCAACGGGCGCCGTTACAAAATTAAGCGTCGCGCCTGAATCCTGATTGGAGTCTAAGCCAAAAATAAGCGAACGAACGGTTACGGTTACATTTCCGCCGGACACAACGCCGCCGGTTGTGACTTCATATTGGATATTTGAGCCGTCGACGGTAACTAGACGGTCGCCAACTGATACAACGGAAGCGTCTACGCCCGTGCAAACAACGTCGCCAGTCGCCCCAAGTGCCGGTTTTCGGCTCAATCCTATATCGTTGCCGTGTAAATCAAGGAATTCAGGCGGGCAAAGCGCCACAAATGGCACGTTCGAAAGGTTCGAAAGCCATAAATAATTGCCATGAATAATCAGGGATAGGCCGCGCCCTAAAATATTGAAGAAGCTTTTCTTGATTGAAGGCTCCGAAGTCGGGAATTCGCTTTTAATCTCCGATAAGTAAGAATCAAGGATTTCTTGCGGTGTTCGTATGTTGAATATGTCGGCCATTAGTTAGCGAATAAAGGTTGTTGCCACACGTAAGCGTATTGCAGATTTTCGCCCGTAAGTCGAACAATTTCAACTTCGAAGCGTAATCGCTGCTTGGTTTCCCCGTCATACGTCGCCGTTACATTTACGGAAGACGCAATAAAGTCGTCAATTAGCCATTGCAAAGCCTCTTCGCAATCCTGTTCGATTTGCGGTAAGAATCGGTCAATCGTCTTGCCGCGTAGATATTGCCATATCTTATTGCCAAGATTCGTTTCGCCCAAATCGTTCAAGGCGTCGCCAGCGTATCCAGCCATATTCGGAAAAAGGTCGTCTGAATCGGTTCGACGTTCGCAAAATAGGCATATCCCGACGGCATTTCGAAGATTGACGGCAGCCTTCAAATCTTTGCCATTGTCGGAAAGCTCAATATCGAAAAACTTCTTTTCGGTATTGTATTCAATAAAAACGTCGTTTTGGTCGTTTGTCATTTTAAGAAGGTGGTCCCGTGTTGCTTCCGCCCGATTGGACGCCGCTATGCGTATGCGTCTTAACAGAAATTCCGTCGGCTATCAAGTCTTTGCTGAATGTCGCATTCGAACCGGTGAAGGTGTAAGTCTGGCCGCCGACTGTCAAAGTTAGGGTTCCAGCGACAAAATCAATCTTGTTGTCGTCATCAATACGAAGTTCGTATTGGTCGCCCTGTAAGTAATGCTTCCCGCCGTAAATGCGGTGTCGAGCGTTGCCGGATGCGTCAAATTGTCTCGATTCTCCGTCTTCAAATTCAATGTCGGTTTCGATATTCTTATTGTCGGTCAAAATGGCCGTCAAATTGTCAGTATCGCCGCCGTATGCAATCAGAAGGCAACGAGAATCCAAAGGCGGATTACTGCGAAAGCCGAATTGCTGCCGGTATTCGACGTCGCTTGAAATATCGTCTTTCAATCCTTCGACCTGAACGAAAAATTGGCCGTCAATCTGCTTAACCCCCTTAATTATGGCGCGGGTGAGCAAATTACTAACCTTGGCTTTTATCCATCTGACAAACGAACTATCCATTTAAATTTGAATCCTTCTTGTCTTTCTTGATTTGTGGCGTCGGAAATGCTGTAAACGAATCAGGGTGAACGAATTTCAATGTTGTCGTCTTCCCTTTTTCGCCAAATTCAAGCGTATATGCGCTAATAAGCATATTTCCTTCGAATTGGATACTTGGAAGTTTGAGCAACGCAAGAACATTAAGGACGGGTTGCCAGCCGTTTATTTTGACGCTGTAAGACTCGGCATCGGCCCTTCGTGTCTGCATTTCCCATTCGGCGCGGTCTTGTGCGCTGACTCGCCTTTGTGATGAATCCGGAATGATAAGCAAGCGACGCAATCGCTTTTGCCGCGTGTCCTTGGCTTCACCCTCTACTTGCGCGGCTTCGGCTTCAGTCTCGCCAGCTTGAACCGGATGCGAACCCTTCACCTTGTATTCACTGAAAAGCTTTGTCCCGTTGCTGTCGTGACTGTATTCAAGAATATTTCCTTCGTTCCCACCTTCCACGAATGCGCCGTTTGAAACGACCTCAGAGGCCCTTGCAATGAGAATCCGACCATCGGCCAAGCTGTAGCACAAAAGGCGCTTTTGCTGTGCGTATTTGGCTATTACTTCATAAATCTTCGTTCCTTGGTCGTATTTGACGTTTGGTATTGGGTCGCCGGTATCAAGTCCAGCTTGGACAACAACCTTTATGCCATAATCTGAAACAAGGTCTTGAACGAACTGTTCGAATTTAAGCCCCTTCCATTCGCCGCGCTCGAAAATATCAGAGTCGACAAGGTCGCCCGCAAGATCGCGCCCCACAATCTTAAAAGAAACGGTTCTTCCCACCTTTACGGCTACTTTATCAACCCAACCGTCCAGAAGCAAAATCGGCTTCGCATTCGGTTGTGGCCTGACTGATACTTTAACGCGGTCGTCGCGGCGGATGATCGGCAATTGCTGTCCCCGAACCATATCCGTAATATTCAGGTTGAAACGGCCCGAAATATTCTCGATTGAACGGCTTATGCTTCCACTTTTCCAACCTGAATAATCTTTACCGTTTACGGTGCAAATGAAGATCGGATTACTCATTAGGACGTCAAGACCTTAACAACTGATTGGCCTTGGATAAAGTTAGGGTTTACGATTCCGTTCGAACTGGCGATTTCTTCACCGCGAAACGAATCACCGTAAACTTCATTTGCCACCGCCCAAACGGGAACGGTATCACCAATTGAAAGGTCGACTTCGTCCGGCAACTGGCCGTTCTGTCCGTCCAAGTGGTCAAGCGTAGAGCTTCGAAGGTCAACAAGGGCGTTGCGTTGCGCCGCGTCGCGATTGATAGAAGCGTTTTCGATTTGCTGGCCGAATGCTTCCAATATGGAAATCTTGCGATCCTGAACCGCATTTGACGATTCGTAATCTTGTTGAACGGTAATATTCGCCATTTGAGACAAGAGCAAGTTGCGATAGCCATCACGGACCGCTTGATTGTTGTCGTCCTGCAATAGACGTTGAACCGTGTTCAGGTTTACAATCTTACCGATATTATCGACATTTGCGCCGAATATTGAATTAAAGGCGTTGTAAGCGTCGTCCAGATTTTCGCTAGGCCATACGTCGCGCAATTCTGCAAGCATTGTATTCGTATTTTCGAAGAACAATGTCGGGTCGCTCATGCTATCCTTAAGCCCTTCTTGGTAGTCTGAAAAGATGCGAACGAATTCGTCCAATTCTTCCCCGTTTTGCTGAACGCTTGAAATTACAATTGCGATTTCATTATTGAAGGTTTCCGGAATTTGAACCGTTTCTTCAATATTTACGTCGGGATCGTTCAAGCCTTCGCCTGAATCGGGCGACACTGGCGCGAAATTGGTCTTCGTTCCGGCTTCCTCAATAACTGCCGTTTGGGTTTCTGTCGATTTCTCTTGCGCGGTTTCCTGCGTGTTAATCGTGACTTCTGGAAATAGTTCTTCGCCAGCCTCGACAAAGGTTAATTCAAGGCTTTCCATCCCGCCAACGCTATTCGAAAAGGAAACCGAACAACTTTGCGGTCTTACGCGTCGCTTTCCAAGGGTAGGCAATACCAATGTCCCAACGGACGGGTCGTTTTCGATTGCTTCAATCAGTTCGTCCCGTGTCTGGAAATAATCTTGGCCTTGAACGGTTCTTTCGTCAACGAATGCGGTAAACGTGTAAGTCCGCCCCATTCTGCCGACGTCTTCCGTATATGGCGTATTTTTAAAGGGTTGGTCGTGCATTGTGACCCGACGCCCGAATTGCATAGACGACGAATCGACGTTGAACGATTTACCCCGAAAACTTGCCCTTTGTATTTTGTCGCGCCAACTCATAATTAAAAGATTCTTGGGGTTATTTGGCCGGTTTCTACGGTATCGACCTTTGTTCGTCCGGTGCTGTCAGACATAACGCTTGCTTCAGTGGCGCCGGTTGAAGCGTCAACATTGCTTGAAATCTGAATATTATTATTAACGACGGGCGCTTGCGCTGGTGCAACAATCGGGCTTGCCGTTACGGCGGCGGCGGCTGCTACGGCGCCACCCCTTGCGGCGTCGCCCCCTTCTGGACCTATCCCCAATTTGTCAGCCAAGAAGGCGCCAGCCTTCAATGAAAGCTTAACAACTTGCCCCAACATTCTAAGCGGAACGGCCATTGTCTTGACCATAAAGGCCGCCATTTGGCCGACAATTCGCCCAATCTCCTTGAAGCCTTCGCCGGTTTCAGACTGGACGCCCAAAAGCTCAAAAAGAATATCAAGCAAGGGCTTCATTGCTTCCCAAATCGCCTTAACTTCTTCAAAAATTGGCTGCATACCTTCAATAAATCCGTCCCAAAAACCCAATAAAAACGTTTTAATCGGCTTCCAGAATTTCCAAACTAGGAAGGCAACAAAAGCAATCGCGGCACCAATCAATAGAATCTTTGGCAATAGTGGCAAAAGGGCTACAAGCATCGCTTTAGCTGCAACCAATACCGAAGTTTTCAACATTGTAACGGCAATTGCAAGTTGCCCGACTCCGATTAATATTGGACCAATTGCGGCGGCAATTCCGGCCATTACGACGATAATCGTATTCACCGAATCGGGTAATTTGTCCATGAAGGTCAAAATCCTTGATATTACGATAAGCACTTTTTGAGCAACGGGAATCAATACTTTGCCCAATTTCTCGGCAACGCCTTTGATTTGTTCCTGAAATATCCGGAATTGGTTGGCAAGCTGGTGTTGCGTCCGGTTGAAGTCGCCGACGGCTGCTTTGTTGCGCTCGGTAACAATTGCCAGCGTCGCAAGGGCTTTCGCTTGCTGTTCTGTCAGGTCGACGCGCTCGGCCATAATATCGGCAGCCCTTTCTTGAACTTCGGCTTCCAATACTGCCGTCTTAAACGTTTCCTTGAGCATTTCACGTTCACCAAGCAACGCTTTCGTCAAGGATTCGGCGGCGCGTTGCGTCCCGCCCTGCACGTTCTTGAACGATGCGACGTCGCCAGATAGGCGAACAACGCTTTCAGATAGCGAAAGAGCCTCTTTCTTGGACAATCCCAAGCCGGTCAACAAGTCACCGGTATTCGAAAGCAATTCTTGGCTTGTGGACGCTGCCAGCTTGAAATCGCGGGACAATCCCCCGACCGCGTCGGCGCCTTCCTTTTCAATGCCCTTGAAGACTTCGCCGAACTTGTTCGCGGTTTCTTCCGCGTCGCTTGCGAGCTTCAAGGATGCGCCACCGGCTGCCAGAATAGGCAAGGAAACGAAAGCCGACATTTTTTGACCGGCGCTTTTCGCCGCATTGCCGAATTTCTTCAACTTTGCTTCGCTCTTTTCGATGGAATTCGACAACTTCATAAAGTTGCGTTGCATCTTGCCAAGCTTGGGCGACAAGCCGTCGATCAGCTTTACTTTTACTTCAACTGCTGCGGCCATTTAAAAAGATTCCTTTTGTTTGTCGATTTCCCTTCTTACGTCTTCAACGGTTTTACGGTGAAGTTCCCAAAAGTATAATAAATCAGAAACTTCCCATCCGTCAATAACAGAAGGGCAAATGCCCGCGCCTGAGAAGTCGCCTTGAGCCATAAGCCCCCGATAAACATCATCGAAGGCCGCGCCCAACTCTAAAGTTGGGGCAAAAAATCCAAGATCACCGCCTTCGCTTGCTCGTAGTCTTCTAAGTCGAGCTTGTTTGCATCGTCTTTTCCAAGACCGCAAAGGCGTTCAATCCACTTGCAAATTGTATCGTCGCAAATATCAACCAACTGTTCGCCCTGCTTCAAGCGTATGCTGTAAGCTGAACCGATTTGGCGAATATCCTTAACCGCTACTTTGCGGAAATCTAAAAAGTTGATCTCTTCGCCGCCGGTTGTAATAGGTTCAGCAAGACGAATTGAAACTTCCGTTCCCTTTCTGGCGTCGGGGTTTTCTTCCTTCTTATAAGAAAGAATTGCTTGATTCTCTTCGTCGCTCATGCTTACGCGAGAGTTTCAACCGTTTCGCCCTTTGACTCATAACGAAGCGACATTGTCGATTCGATTGCGTCAACCTCAACGCGGTTCACTTGGTCGCATTCGGGGAACGTTACAAGCTTACCGTTTGCCAGTTGAACGACAACGGTTACGTCTTGGGCTTCTGCAAGCGCTTTAACGTCCAGATTTGAAGCGTCCGAAATGGTCATTTCAACGTAAGGCGTTACCGGCGTAATCTTTGGGTTAAAGTGACGGTCAACACCGCGACGAATTTCGCGTTCTTCGTTTGTGGTCGAATATTTAATATCGCCGAAGACGTCGAGCGTTTGCCCGTCGACGCGGATTTGTGCGGTTCCCCCTAGAATTTTTTTAGCCATTTTATTTTGATTGATTAGTTAAGACGGAATTCGATCAAGCCAAGGATTTGGCGAAGCTGATTAACCAAATCAGGCGGAAGCTTTACAGAAACCGCGTTTACGTTTGGCGCAATCTCCGCTTCGATTAGCTGCTGGAATTCGTCGACGTTCTCGAAGATTCCCAAGGCTTCCAGTTCGCGAGCAAGGGCGATACATTCGCCTTTTACGCTGCTAGGTGTTGCAACATTGGCTTGGCCTGAGATTCGCGACCCATCCTTTACAAGCTTGAAAGGTGTGGTAAAGAAAACTTGCGTCAAACGCTGGCGGTATGCCTTGCGAGCGAATGAAAGCGTAAGCGGTGTTTGCGAATCCAAGTAAGAAACGTCCGGTTGGCCCAAGTTGTTGGTTTGATAATTTGTAATGCCGCGTTCGATGAAAATGCGACCGTCTTGGGTTCTGCGATGCGTTGCAATACCACCTTTAAGGAAGTTTTCGCGTTCTGCATCGGTAAATTGATTTGTGCGGGTTCCGCCATCAATTCCAAGGATTTGTTGCGAGTGCCAAGGTAATACAGGGTCGTTTTGTGCGATTACTGTTGCCGCGCCACAATAAGCGCCCGCCCAAGCATGAGAAGGCGAAAGGCTATCTTCGGCGCCGGACATTGTAGTTGCGAACGCTGAATTGCGGTTGTCGCCGTATGCGAGCAAGTTTGCAGCCGATTCAACAAGAGCGTTGAACGCATGGCCTTCGTATTGATTATTGCCGTCTTGGCGACCTGCAAGCCATGTATCAAGCGCGGTCATGTTTGTAGCGTCTGTATATGGCTGAAGGATATAATCAAAGATTTCGTCGGGAACTGCATCCAAAGCGGTTTGTAATACAGGGTTTCCGGTTCCTGCTACGGTGTCCGCAACTGCGAATGTTACGCCGTCCGGTAAAGTGTCGCTTCCGCCGTCCTTTACGAGCCTTGAACAACCAAGTCTTCGGTCCAAGCGCCTTCGTTCAATGAAACGAGTGTTACGACGTTTGAAGCAACTGAAGCGCCAAACAGAAGTTCGGGGTCCGCGTCAATTGCCGCTTCAATCGAAGCCGCGATTGTGTCGGCGGTGTCTCCGATATTAACAGGGACGCGAACGAATCGTCCAGCAACCCAAACGGAAAGGGTCGCCGCGCTTGTCGCCGTGCCTGTTACTGTAATAGTTTTTTCTGCGTTTGTGCCGTCATCATCAAGCGCGATTGCTGTAATGGACATATTCGCATTGTTTACTAAGAAATATTCAAGCATGTCGGCCAATTGTGAACCAACGCCGAAGAACTCTTGCGCGTCCTCTTTGCTTGTTACTGTCACAACTTCGCCTTCGATTGCCGAACCTGCTGCGGTTCGTTGACCAATCGCAACGAGCTTTTCAACCTGATTTACAGAGTCAACCGCTAGGCGATTGCTAATTTCTAGGCGAACGCTCGGAAGCCTTGAATCTGTGTTTATTTGAGTGAATGGAATTGGCATTATTCGTCAGTCGTTGCGGGTTTTGATTGGTGACCTTTGGCGGATTTCTTAGCCTTGGCCTTTTTTGCTGCTTTCTTTGTGGCGGGTTCTGATTCCGCCTCTTTTGAAATTTGTTCTTCTTTTTTCACTGGCGCCGCTTCCTTTTTAGTCTCTTCCTTGTTGTCGGCTTCGCGATACTGCTCAATTTTAATTAAGCCTTGTCGTTGTTGGCGGGCTAGTCGTGTGCAAAGCCTGTCGAAAACTTCGCCGTCCTTGGAAAGCTTCTTTTTGCTGTTGTAAGGGTGATATGCCTTATCGTTTAAAGGCGTGACTTTAATTTTCGGCGTCTTTGACATGGCGGCAAGCTCTCATATTTGAATCAATTAATCAAGCACAAATTACGGAACGTTTATATCTGTATGCGGTGGAATCGCGTCGGGGTCGACTCCGGATTGCTGCATTTCCGCATGTATATTCAATAAATCTTCGATTGCTTCGGGGAATGTATCGCCAACTCCATTTTCAGCCGAATTGATTTCGCTTTTGATTTCAAAATTGAATTCGTGAACGTATCGTTCGCGGTCGAAGGCAAAGAAATCGTCGCCCATATACATAATTGAATGGGTGCAATAACCAAAGTCGACGTCAAAACAATCGGCAAGGGTAGAAGGGTTCATGCCAAGCATTGCTTTTAATAAGTCGATTCTTACTTGGTGGACTTGGTCAACTGGAATTCCGCCTATTTTATCGGGCTTTCCGTTTAAAACTGCGAATACGTCCAATTGTTCAATCATGTATTGAGCCGTAATCGTTCCCGAAGATTCCGACTTGTTTTGAACCGTCGTCGGTCCAAGGGCTAAAACAATAAGCGGGGTTGGGAACTTGGTTTGGCCGTCCAAGGCTGCCGTCATATCCGCGCCGCAAGTTACGCGGGCGGGATCGCCCCAAAATGTCCCCTTTAGGGCGTTTTGAAGGTATGGTATCAAGCCAACTGTCGATTCTTTTAAAAGCATGGTCTTATTTTACTTGAGCTTCCGCCATTGAACGCAAAATTGCCCGCTTGACAAGTTCGCTTCCTAATTTCTCTTTTTCTCGGGCTGCACGGGTTAAAAATGGACGTCCGCCCCGATTCGGGTCTTTCTCTTCAAGGAATTTGCCGTATTTTACGTTTGTGTAAACAATGCCTTCAAAGCCGCCCGTCAATATGCGTTGCTTGATTGAACGCCAAAGTCGACCGGTATCAACTGCCGGATACTGCCCTTTAATGCTTGGACGGTGTAGGCGCTGGCCGCCGCGACGCCCTGATTTTACGGGCTTTCCGGTCTTGTTCCGCTTCATGCCCATAATTGCGCGCTTCTGAATTGCGCGTTGCCATTCAATTACGGCCTTCTTTCCGTGCTTCTGGAATGA